CAGAGTCTTAGTTGATGCAGCGAGTATGCAATATTTACAAGATGCAAATATTGATTATAAAGATGAATTTATGAAGAAAGAATTTGTAATTACTAACCCCAATGCAAAGCATACCTGTGGATGCGGTAGTAGTTTCAGTGTTTAATAAATTAACTTTGTGAGACAATATATTCGGCTTCAGGTATTCGTACCTTGCCGTTTTTACTTCCAAGTACGATAACAACACGTCGACCCTTATCTGTATCCATCATCATAACAATGCAGCCCCCGGCTGCATTTGTTGTTCCTGTCTTACTAACAATAAAATTATGACGCTTACCAACAATGGGGTTGGTATTATTAAACGATTGCGTCTTCTTACCTGTTTGAATATTTAAGATAGCAGTCTGGCTTGCTTTAACAATCTCAGGATAATGGCTTGACTCGAACACTAAACGCAATAGATCTAATGCTGTACTAATATTCATTGGACTAAGTCCCGTAGGCTCGACAAACTTAGTTCTTAACATACCCAGGTAGTTAGCCTTATCATTCATATAACGAATGCATTCTAAACGACCACCGGGAAAATTATCACACAGTACCTTAGCAGAATTATTATCTGACTTTACTAATGCCAGTTGTATGTGTTGTTCCCTGGTATACTTACCAAGCTTTTCCTGCATGTTTTGATTATTATCAATAACAGCCATTACTGTCATTAACTTGGTAATGCTTGCAATAGAACGAACCTCGGTAATATTATAACCCTCAATCAAGTTACCCTGATCATCGGTCTCTAACCAACTTTGTGCGGTAACGTTAACTGCGAATGCATTACTTACAAATAGTAGTGCTGAAAGAATAAGCGCTTTCATTAATTGTACCCCAGTATGATATTTGGTGGTATAATAGTAAGGGATGCGGGGGAAGGTTTCGCGCCTCCGACCTCTGGATTATGAGTCCAGCGCTCTACTACTGAGCTACCCCGCGTTATTGGTATATTGGTTCCAGGTAAAACCTCAGGGATAAACTCCCACGTATCTTTTTTACTAAGTAAACTATCTGGAATGAATTGTGTCATTTTTCTGACTGTCTCCAGGTTGTACCCTGTAATTATCTTCAACAGAGTCAGGGGTTGATACTTCTATTATAATACCTTCTTCAATACATATCAACTGATGGGGCAGTAACGGTTTGTTATGCCACGTATCACCTTGATATAATTGTACGAATTTTTCTGAAGCATCAGCAGTATCGATCCAACGAACCTCAAATCTGCCCGACAGTACGTACCACGTCTCATCCTTCTGTGCATGAAAATGCATAGAAAACTTAGAAGCTTTTTTAAAGCGTAACAGCTTACCACAATATTTATCGTTAGTAGCAAAGATAAACTCTGACCCCCAACCCTTCTCAACAAAGCCTTCTAATCTCATATAAATTCTTCCATTGTTGGAGCATAAGTACCTACCTTCTGTACCGTAATAGCACTTGCTTTATTTGCCAACGGTATTGCTAGTTCTATATTACCAGTTGTCAGGTGAAAGTATACCAGCGCAGATAAGAAAGTATCACCTGCCCCACAAACGTCTGACACTTCGATTGAAGGCGCAGAGTATATATTTTCTTTATATCGGGCTCCGTACTTACCTAATGTAACTATTAACTCAGTAGGAAAGGAAGTTGCAAGACTATTTTCTAAGCTATTAATCTTTACAAACGCACCTTCAAACTTTGCAAGATCTTTCTTCTTAGTATCTATGTAAACCGGGCAATCGGTTTTAATTAAATCTATAACTAGCCCGTATGTGACTACACCTTTATCATAATCGGAGATAACTATTGCATCATAGTCTAAAGATACGCTCGGTACTATATCTATTGGTACAGTAATTACATCATGATCGATACGTGTAATATGATGACCGGATCTACTATCAATAAGTCTAATTTTTCTAGATGGTTCCCGGGTAAGAAGAGTTACCTCACAACCTAATTTTTCTAAGTTATTTCTTACATTATAAACCATACCAGGTTTTTCGTCCGATCGAATATATTTAAAAATAGGAACCGGTGCCTCCGGGCTTATCCTATCAATAGTACCATACTGATACTCATCGATACAACTATCACCTATTAATAATATCTTGAATGGTCTTTGTGGAGGAGTATTCATCAATACGTTCAAAAAATTCTAATCGTTTAGCAAATTGACTACCAATAACAGTTTTGTTTCGCCAATCACTACCTACTACCATTATAGAGGGGTTGATCTGTTTAATCCACATCTCGAGCTCTTCATCACTACTGAAAATCTCAACCTCATCTACAGCTTTAAGATTAAGTAACATAACCTTACGTTGATATACATCGTATATCGGTCTTGTTGGACCTTTAAGTTGTCGTACTCTCTCATCACTATCAATAGCTACAAATAACCTATCTCCTAAGCTCTTGGCATAATTAAGAAGAGCTAAATGACCTAGATGTAAAACATCAAACGTGCCATTTACAAAGACTGATTTAGCCATGGAAGATTTTCTCTACCTTTATATTTTTCATACATTACCTTATTGCCCTGTTCAAAGAATTCTTCTGTAACCGATCCTTCATTACCACCTAATCGGTAGTTAAGGGAGTGATCACCTGTACACCCATAATTAGTGTGTTTAATATGATCTTTTAAAATAGTATAAAATCTTCTATCACCACCCCACCCGTAATCCCAGATATGACATACTTGACGATAAAATGAGGTCTTAAAACAATATGAGCTGGTATCAATTAAATAAGCATTCTCATCTACCCATGCTGGCCACATACCTAATGATTCACAATTATCTGGTGTAAGATAATTTTTATCTTTATCAAATATTTGCCTAAGTGAATAAGCCCAGTCAAGCTTTTTATTCTCTATAATACTTATTAACGAGTCTACATGATCTGGTTCGAACCAGTTATCCTGATCTAAGAAGAGAACATAATCGTGATTGATAAGATGGCCAAACCCAGCCATGATTCGGTGGCCATAAAAGCCCCCGCTACCGGTGTTAAACGGTAAGTCAAGTCGTCTAAGTTTTCCACTCGTTTTAATTCCTGCATCTTGTAATGTAATATCTACTCGTTCCGAAAAACGAACACCATCTACTACTAAGAGATGTTCAACTATTTTATTCGTCTGATTCTGTACAGACTTAATTGCATCTACTAATTCAGGAGACCCTGTAGTAGGTGTAATAACTAAAATACTCAATCCCACAACCCCTGATAATATTTACCGAATAAACGGAAGCCATTTTTCTTACGATCTTGATGAATCTTTAGACCTTCTTGGTCTATTTTAATTTTATGTATCTGACCGAAGATGTCGTGTTTATTAGTTTCAACATCTGAATGATCAAAAAACTTTTCTTCACTATCATAATCCAGATTCTGTTGAAAAGCCCAGATCATTTCATCCAGTACCCAGTCCCAGCGCTTAAAATGGTTCTCATCTGTATCCCACTCATTTTCTTTCGGAGGTGCAGACGTGCTTTTTAATTCTTCTGGTACATCTTCATCGTCTACAAACGGGGCCCCGTGTTTAGTTTCCTTAAGCTGTTTAAGCATAGGAGTGATAATGTGTGCCAGAGTATAATCCATACTCCACGTATCCCACTTATCGATTTTAACATAATCAATCTTAGGATGAAAGAAATCCAAGACTGCTTGTAACGCTTTTGAAAAAGGATCTAAACGATCAACCCATTTTTCTATAATAGGTTCATCATATTTAAACTTACGCCAAAATATTACTTTTTCCAGTACCGTATATGGACTAATCCAATGGTAGCGGTATTTGCTCAAATATACCTTCACGTCTATTCCTATCTATATTTGTTAATTTAAGTGCATCCCCGACTACTTCCATTTCGATACGATCCCCTTCTCGCCAGTCATCATCTTTACAAAAGTCTTCTGGTAGTTGAAGTATACCGTCTCCTGAACCGTCTTCAGCATCTAATATTTCTGCAGTATAAGTTTTCATAGTTTGGTGGGCCCACTAGGAATTGAACCTAGACTCAATCGATTATGAGTCGACTGCTTTACCATTAAGCTATAAGCCCAGTGTTCGGTTTAATTTTGTTAGATCAGCTTTCGTATACTCTTGATAGCTAGACTTTAAATTATCAGGCATATCAATATACTCTATACGTACATTATATAGGGAAGAAATCTCTTCTGCAACTTCCTGGAAGGATTTTACGTTACCTGTACCTACATTCCATATTCCCGATTCAGTTACATCAAGAAATTTAACATGGGTATCGATAACTGTTTCTACAGGAACAAAGTCTCTATAGTAATTCTCACTACCTTTAAATAATTTAATTACCCCGGTGTCTATAGCTTGTTTCTTAAACTGCTGGTAAGGACTTGCCTGACTACCTTTATGTTCTTCATGAGGCCCGTAAACGTTAAAGTATCTAAATCCTTGAACAATATTATTTGTGGGATGATCGGTAACGTACTTATCGAACATATACTTACTCCAAGCATACGGGGTACGTGGATCAACGGGATCGGTTTCTGCAAATGATTTGTTTAAACCGTAAACAGAAGCAGAACTTGAGTACTGAAAATGAATATTCTCTCTTGCGCAGTACTGGTGTAACAGAACACTAAAGTCGTAATTCTGTCTCATGATCTTTTCTACATTACGTTCTGTAGTAAATGATATTGCACCAAAATGCATTACGCAATCAATACCTGTTAGATCAGGGTATCTATCCCCCCACTCAAACATAACTAAGTCATGATTATCTTTTAAAGTATTAACGGCGTTTTGACCAATAAAACCTCTATACCCTGTAATCAAAATCTTCATTAATTAACGCAAGTTCGAACTTCGTTTCTAATAACCCCTGAATACGGATCTTGCACTTGCACCAGGCAAGAATAATAGTTATGAATAGGGAAGTTAAAGATAGGAGGTTGCTGTACAATTACCGGGGGCTGTTGTACGATTACCTGTCTTTGAGAATTTGAAATTATAGTACCCAGTACTATACTTCCAATTACGAGACCTGCCAAGTCACGGTCACCGTGCCCGCGATGGCTATTATGACCATGATAGCCATGTTGCGCCATGGCGCCAGTAGATACAAGTAATGCAGTAATAACAATAAGTAACTTTTTCATTATATCTCCTTAGTAGATGTATCTATTATATATCAAGTCATACCAAACTGCAACCGTTACGTTACTTCTTACGTAACGCATCCTTACGCATTAGTACTGTGCGTTGCATGATAGGTTTACGGACTTTTACATATTCTACACCATCAATAAAGCGGGTATCGTTATAATCCTCACAAATCCATTCCTCTGAATTTACGGGATTAACCAACGTTACAAAATAAGGTTTCTTTACTGTCTTCATAATATTTTGAACTATGACATGAAACATTATAGCCCAGCAAGTTGGATACCTGAACCGAATGCTGAATTATATTGATTATAAAGTTCTTTGATAGGTTTTGCACTCCAGACAATTCTGGCCCTATCTACTTCAATAGAATGGTCTTCAGTATATGCCGCGTAAGGAAACATACCCATCATAGGTTGTTCTGGATTCTGACGAGACGGAACCATTTGTAATACACACGGCTTACTTAAGGTAAGTATTTCACTACCCGTAACATCTGCAATTAACTCTTCACCGGTAATCAATTTTACAACTTTAATCATGTTACAACAATCTCTTCTATAAATTTAAAAGCACATTCTTCATTATAAAATATTTTAAAGAAATATGCAAGTGTTAACG